GGCATTTACTAATACACGATACACACAATCGTTATTCTCCATATAGCCAATCTGGCTATCATTAGTTTCAGGATTGGTGATAAAAAATATGTGTTTGTTTCTCTCAGGAATAAAATGCTTACCTATAAGCATATATCCATCAGGAAAGCTTAGGCAAAACTCGTTCCCTGGCTCATTCTGATAGTTTACAGAATTAGCATCAAAGTTCTCAACACCTGCATTTAGTGCATACGTGAGCGTACCTTTCTTAATCTGATTCAGTGTCTGATCAAGATTAAGACCTGTGGTAGCATTATTATATTGCTGTGTAATATTGCTTTGTTCTTGTTCAGCCATATCTGTTAGTTATTTCTTCTCCAACCAGACCTGTTCACTCTGTTTGGCAATTCGTACATATTAAATCTATTCAAGTCATTCTTTATTCTACGCTGCTTAGTCCAGCTGTCTTGCTTCTTGATTTCAATATCAGCCATAATGAATGCTTCATCTGCCAATTGTTTGTAATACATAAGCTTTTGTTGTATTTGATTAAAAGTCTCATCATTTACTTGATTTGACAATATTTCAAATACTTTGTATTTAATAAAAGCTTCTATGTATTCTCTGATACGATAGTTGTCAGGCATCATTTGATTTCCAATAGTATCATATTCTGTAGCATAGAATATTAAATGAACTGTTCCTTCTCTAAAGTTGGTAACAAATTTGTTATCTCTAATATCAAAAGAATCATATCCAGATGCTCCAGGTGTAAAGTTATTTACAGGAGTTGGATTTTGATAGAATTCCCAATTGTTGGTATAATCTACTTCACAATTTTTCTTAGCAGAGATTGTACCTGGTTTTAATAAGTATAGTTTTTGATAAGCAATTGCTGTAGCGTTGTTTGTTTTATAAACTGTCTGTATCAGCTCTGGCATACAACTACCATCACAACCCACATTTCCACAACAAGGACTAGGTATAGTACAATCTGTTACAATAGGACTCACCTGAATAGTTGTTTCTGTTGCAGCTTGAGAATAGAATGAGTTGGCTGTTTGATAAGGCAGTCCTTTAATCTCTGTGCACATCCAAGCTTCTCTAACAGCATAGAAGTTGTCAGGCAGACGTGCTTGGAAGTCCTCTATATAAAGAACATCTTCAGCGATTGGATAACTACCTCTTCCTAATTTTCTCAAACACTTATCAAGATAGGTGGGGAACATTAGATCATCTACAGCACCTGTATCAAAATAGCTTTTAAGCTCTTCTTTTACAGTGGCATAGATTATCTCAGGAGAGATGAAGCTATATTTGTAATAATTAGACATTTATTTTAGATTTTCCATTGATTGTATATATGTTGATAACTATCATTGGTTTTTAAGTAGTGTGAGAGAAGACGTGATGTATTTCTACAAGGCTTGAAGTACCATACAGTCGAGTGCCTGAATCTAGATGTGTTCTTGAACCAAACCCATCCAAAGAAGTAGCCCTCTGTATGGAAATTAAAGTTGTAGATTATCTTTCCTTTCTCTTTAGTTTTCTGCCAGTCTATAGGAAGGTTTATAAATTCCTTCTCTCCATTAGACTTCATCTTTTTTCTTTTTTTCTTGGTGATAGAAAACTCACCAAATCCGTGTGGAAGTCTTGCTCTTTCACCTGTCTCAAGAATATACTCTTTAAATCCTTCATTGAAGGAATAAATTATATTTCTCCACTGATCAAACGTAAGTTTTACAGTGGAGTTCTTTTTGCAAAAATCTTTGTAGTTTTCTTTACTAGCGCTTCTCCAATCTATTTTTGTCCGCATTTATCTTAGATTTGGGGCATTGGGCGCTTGGCCATCAATGCCATCATCTGTAATATCTGTTTTAAGACGGAAATAGGTTGATAAAAGTTTTTGTGAGGTAAGCTCTAACACTTGCTTCTCTAAATATCCTGGAAGAGCAAATTCTTTGTCAAGAGGATTTTTACACCAATCTTCATCAGATACTTCTGCTTGTCCACAACCACATTCCGAATACATAATTTCATTTGGAACATCTTCTTCAAACAAAGCAACAAATCTGATGGCTTTCACTGAAGGGTTACTAACATATAAGTATCCATCGTTAGTAATCCAATAGTACTCTTCCTTTTTAATAATAGGAAGTTTTAAAAGATTGATGTATCTATTAATTGTAATCTCTTTAAGTTTCTTACCCTGACCACTCATAGCGTTTATAGAATAAACACCCTGAATAACGTATTGGTAATTTCCTTCAGAGATACGAGGTATTTTAAATTTAGATCTTGCTACAGTGCACGGATCTACATAATTGCAACATTCAGAAATAGGAACTTCTTCCATCTCTAAACAAGGAATGGTAGTAAACACTGTGTCTGTAGCCCACAGTTTTCTAAGATTTGTCTCTCTCTTAATAAGTAGGAGTGAGTTATTTCTAATCTCAGAAGCAATAGCTCTATCTGTTATTAACGAATCTGTCGATAATAACTTATGGGTAGAGCGTACGTCTGAAACTAATTTCCTTAATGTGGCCATTATAAATATTGTTTGAATATGTTTGTCATTCCTTCGTTCTCTTCTATCAAGAATGCTGTAACTTCTCCTTTGGACATCACATGTCCCATCTTGTCATCCCAAAGACTTTTGGCTGTTGAGAACGCTGGAATTTGGTAAAACTTGATTCCATTAATATCTTGGCTAATTTCATGATGTTTGTCTCCTGTAAATATGTAGAAGTTTTCATGATTTGACCAAGACTCTCTAAACTCTATTGGAAATATTCCTGCAAGTTTAGCTGGTTTTATAGCGTCACCATGATTAAACATCATGGCTGAGTTTCCGTAAGATACATACTTTCTGTATTTAGGAGAACTATCAAATGTCACTCGATCTATGTCTCTGAAATAAGACTCTAACCAATGAATCATATGCCATCCAACATACTCGTCATGATTACCTGCTACATAGATAACATCTACGTTAACAGCATGCTGTAATAACAATGTAATCATTAACACCTCATGATCACAAATGTATTTGAATGATGTATGATAGGTGTGTGTATTTTGTTGGGGAGTGCCTTTTGTAGTTGCGCTTGTAAATTCACTATTGAATTCATCTGAACCTATAATGTATGTAATTCTATCTAGGTTGTTGGAAAGTCTTGCTTGGGATACAATCACTTCCACTTTGTACATAATGTTTGCTAATCTCATAGCTACATTGTTATCTCCATCAACATCCCATTTATTAATATGAGAATCTTGTTTGTTGATTACAAGTGTTGCGTTTGCTTTCTCAATATCAAACTTAGGAGATATAATATCTTGACTTATTGGTTCATATGTTTCTAAAAAGGATGTGAAAGAGTCTTGAAACACTTGTTCATCTTTCTTCTTAGACAACCAGGCTTTCACTTGATAACAAGGACGTTCTGCATTTCCCCAATAGTTCTGTACGTATTTAGTTATATCCCATTTCTCTGTATCAATCTTACACTTCTTAATTAATTCGTCAAGTGTCTTAATTTCTTCTTTTGAATTAAAGACCACTTCACCTGTTCCTTTCTGTATATCTTCTTCAAACTTAACTACATGATCTTCAAGTTCACTTATGTAGGTTCCAGACTCAGCATCTTCTTTTGCTTTATCCATTCTTTTAATTTCCAACATCAGCTCGTCAACCTGAGCTTCTGTTATTCCTAGCTTTTCAGCGTAGAACTTTTTACTTTTCTTCCAAGACAGAAGGTTCTCAAGGTCTTTCAAGAGGTTTTGGTTTGACGACATATATAGTCAAGTTTGGTTAAAAATTGGCATAAAGGTAGTAAATCTTTTTAATATTTTCCAAATTAATTTAACAATTTTAGTTATTAGTGATAATCATTTCTGTTATAAAATAAAAACTCCCAGGGGTATAAACCCCCAGGAGTAGCCTTGTAAAACCAATAAAACAAGACTTTTTAATATTATATTATACAATTACCTAGGTTGGTCAAGAATCCACCACCACTAACTGTACCTTGTTGAGCACAGATAGACTGGCCAGAACCAACTGTCTGATTTGTTAAAATAGTTCCACCACAATCTGTATAGTCTACACCTGTAATATCGCTACCAGTGTTATTGTAAAGTTCATCACAAATTACTGGTTCTAAAGTTGTAGTAGTTGTAGTAGTTATAGGAGGTTCAATTGTTGTGGTTGTAGTAGTAGTTGTTGGAAGATTTGTAGTTGTAGTTGTTGTTGTGGTGATGATAGAAAGATCTACATAGTTTGTACATAGTCCTGCAGACATCACTCTGATTGTTGCAGTTCCATTAGGAACCAAAGATGAAGAATATCCAGCAACTAGGGCAGCTTTACTAACACCTGTTTCAAAGGCAGCAATGTACCCATCTACATTAGAGTAAAGATTAAAAGGACCTGTGTCTGTGCCTGCTGTGGTTAAAGTTATTAATACTGTCATAAATTATTGATTTTAAGGAATATACATAATATAGTAACAACCAAGACCAGGTTGAAAATTAGGATGAGGAAGACCACCACCAGCATTAGCGTTAACAACATTTGTTGATACAGTGATACCTGTAGTTTTAGTATCAGACAATATGTCTTTAGGACTTAAGTTTCCTACAGCAATTGTACCGCTACCACCAGTTGAATTACTTTTACCAATAGCGTGATTATGTCCAGGGTCAGTTACAATAGATGTAGCTGAAGCTACGTGCGTATGCGTAGGAATCTGAGTGATAGATAATGTCACATTATTGCTACCAACAGCACTAAACAGGTTATATGTAGGATTACCTGAAACTGCTGGATCAACAGCAGGATTCAATGTACCGCCA